CTGTGTGCGCAGTACCCGCAGCTGAAAGGCCGCACCGCCAGCGTGCTGGACGTGCCCCGTTACATCCACGATGCCGGGCAGGACACCAGCACCAAGAGCGTCGTGGTGGACTGGTATTATAAACGCCCGGATGAAAATGGCCGCATGGTGCTGCACTACTGTAAGTTCTGCAACGGGGTGGTGCTCTACGCCAGCCAGAACGACCCGGCCCTGGCTGGCCGGGGCCTCTACGACCACGGGCAGTATCCCTTCGTGTTCGACCCGCTGTTTGTGGAGGAGGACAGCCCGGCGGGCTTTGGCTACATCGACGTGATGAAGGACTGCCAGACCGCCATCGACAAGATGAACCATGCCATGGACGAGAACGTACTGCTCTCAGCCAAGCAACGGTATGTGCTCAGCGACACGGCGGGCGTGAACGAGGAAGAACTGGCCGACTTCAGCCGGGACATCGTCCATGTGGCGGGCCGGCTGAACGACGACAGCTTCCGCCCGCTGCAGACGGCCGGACTGCAGGGCAACAGCCTGAGCTACCGCCAGAGCCGCATCGAGGAGCTGAAGGAGATCAGCGGCAACCGCGACCTGACCCAGGGCGGCACGGCTGGCGGTGTGACGGCGGCCAGTGCCATCGCGGCCCTGCAGGAGGCAGGCTCGAAGCTCAGCCGCGACATGCTCAAGAGCGCCTACCGCGCCTTTGCAAAGCAGTGTTACCTCATCATTGAGCTGATGCGCCAGTTCTACGATGAGCAGCGGGTGTTCCGCATCGTGGGGGCAGGGGGCGAGAACCAGTTCGTGCCCTTCTCGGCGGCCGCGCTGCGCCCCGTGCCCGGCGGCAGCTTAGGCGGCGTGGAACTGGGCAGCCGGGAGCCCATCTTTGACATTGTGGTGAGTGCCGCGAAAAAGAGCACCTTCAGCCGCCTTTCACAGAATGAGACCGCGAAGGAGTGCTACCAGCTGGGCTTTTTCAAGCCGGAAAACGCCGACGCCGCCCTCGCCGCGCTGGATATGATGGACTTTGAGGGCGTCGAAAAGGTGCGCCAGCGGGTGCAGCAGAACGGCACCCTTGCCCAGAAGCTGGCGCAGATGCAGGATCAGATGGTGCAGATGGCGGCAGTGATCGAGATGCAGGGCGGCGGCCAGAACACCGCCGGGGGCCTGACCCGCAGCGTGAGCAGCGCGTTCACGCAGAAAAGCGGCAAGGCCGCAGGCACGAAGCTTGCCGGGCTGGGCAGCGCCCTGCCCACCGTTGCCGCCGCAAAAGCTATGGATCTGACGTAAGAGAAGGAGGTGAGAACTATGATGAAGATCGTTTACAGTGAGATGGACACTCCTGCCGGGCTGGGCTGCCGGTTGGAAGCCGCCGGTCACGCGGGTTATGCGCCCGCCGGGCAGGACATCGTCTGCGCCGGGGCCAGCACCGTGATGCAGGGGCTGGTGTATCTGCTGGCCGGGGAGGAAAATGCCCACAGCGATGCCTTTGACGAACCGGACGGTCCGCGTCTGGCCGTGCAGGCTGATGCACCCTGTGCCGAGTGGGTGCAGGGTGCATTCGAGCTGGCAAAAGCCTGCTTTGTGCTGCTGGCCGAGCGCTACCCGGAGAATGTCCGCTTTGCGGATGTGAGCCAGAGAGGAAAGGAGAGCATGATGGACCTGCAGCTCTTTGCCAGTGAGGACGGCGGTGCCGCCCCCGCAGCCCCGGCCCTGAGTGAAGCGCAGACCCGGCAGGCGGTGGCGTCCGGTACCATGAAGCCCGGCGAGGCGGAAGCACCCGCCGTGCCGCAGGCACCTGAAACACCGCCCGAGCATCTGCCCGGACCGACGCAGCCGGAACCGCCCGCACCGCGCCCGGACCGGAACCTGCCGCCGCTGCCGCATCTGCCCGCGATGGCGCAGAACACGGTGCGCGGCCTGCACGCCCGCTGGGCCGCAGAGGAAGCTGCCCTGCGCCGCAGCCAACCGGATTTCAGACTGAAACAGGAGCTGCAGAACCCGGAGATGCGCCGCCTGATGCAGCTGCCCGGGATGCGGGTGCAGGACGCCTACCGGCTGGCCCACTACGACGAAAGTCTGCGCACGGCCGCCCAGACCGTGGAGCAGGGGGTCGTGGAGCGCATCCAGCAGCGGGCTGCACGGCCTGCCGAGAACGGCATCCGGCCCGGCGGCGCGGCCACCATCCGCCCGGATGTGGCCAGCATGACCCGCGCCCAGCGGGAAGCGCTGGAGCGCCGCGTGCTCCACGGGGCACAGATCGTATTGTGAAAGCAGTTTTAGAAAAAGGAAAGGAAACGACTATGAACCAGAATTTCAACGATTTCAACATCCAGCTGTTCGCCGAGAACCAGAACACCACCGCCACCATGTCGCCCGAGATGAAGACCTTCTACGAGAAGCGTCTCATCGACCAGGCCGAGCCGCGTCTGGTGCACGACCAGTTCGCCGATTACTACCCGGTGCCGCAGAACGGCGGCAAGACCATCGAGTTCCGCAAGTACGACAGCCTGCCCAAGGCGTCCACCCCGCTGACCGAGGGCGTGACCCCCAACGGCCAGGCCCTGAACGTGACCACCATCACCAGCGACCTGCACCAGTACGGCGGCTGGACCCCGCTGACCGACGTGCTGCAGATGACCGCCATCGACAACAACGTGGTGCAGGCAACCCGCGTGCTGGCAAGCCAGGCGGGCCGCACCCTGGACAGCATCACCCGCGATGTGCTGGCCGGCGGCACCAACGTCATCTATGCGCCCAAGCTGTCTTCCGACGGCACTGAGACCGCCGTGGCCAGCCGCAAGGCACTGGACAAGACCTGCACCCTGACCCCGAAGCTGTTCTTCCAGGCGGCAGCACAGCTGGGTGCCATGAACGCGGACCCCATCGGCGACAGCTACATCGCCATCATCCACCCCTATGCCGCTTACGACCTCAAGACCAGCAAGGAGTTCATTGAGGTGCACAAGTACGCTGACCCCGAGACCATGTTCCGCGGCGAGATCGGCAAGCTGGGCAACATCCGCTTCATCGAGACCAGCGAGGCGAAGATCTGGAAGGACGATACCTGTCCCACCGGTCTGGCGGTGTTCGGCACGCTGGTGCTGGGTGCCCATGCCTACGGTGTCACCGAGCTGGAAGGCGGCGGCCTGGAACACATCGTCAAGCAGCTGGGCTACGGTGATGACCCGCTGAATCAGCGCGCTTCCGTGGGCTGGAAGGGCATGCGCGCCGCCGAGCGTCTGGTGGAGCAGTACATGGTGCGCATCGAGAGCGCGTCCAGCTACTCTGCCACCGCTGCCGCCAACTGAGGAGGTGTGAACCATGACTGAAACGAAAAATGTGCGCATCCGGCTGTTCAAGGACAACAGCCGCTACAAGGGAGACCTGTTCGTGAGTGTCAACGGCGTGAACTATAAGATCCGCCGCGGCGTGGAAGTGGAAGTGCCGCCCGAGGTGGCCGAAGTGCTGGAGCACAGCCAGATGCAGGACGAGCGGACGGCTGCCCGCATCGCGGCAGCCGAAAACGCGGCCCAGTGACCTGAGAAAACAGCGGCCCGGCCGGGAACATCGCCCCGCCGGGCTTTTTTCGAAAACGAAAGGAGTTTTGCAATGACGGTAGAACAGGCATTGGCGCGCGCACGGGAGCTGCGGCCGGGGTGCAAGATCTCGGACGAGACCTGCCGCCGCTGGCTCTGCGAAGAAGATGCGCTGCTGCGCCAGCAGCTGTTTGAGAAGAGCGGGGCCGACGAATACGCCGCCGCAGGGGCCGACCTCGCGTGGAGCGGGGAGGCGCTGCCCGACGACACGGTACTGCTGGTGCCGGTGCCCTTTGATGCGCTGTATCCGCACGTTCTGTGCGCCCGCATTGATGCAGCTCTGGGCGAGACCGACCGCTATGCCGGGGAGCAGGCCCAGTGCAGCGGTCTGTTGAACGAACTGGCTGTCTGGCTGCGGCAGAAGCACCCGCCCCGCTGCCGGGCGCAGTGGCGCTGGTGAGGAGGTGGACGCAATGAGCGGAACGAGCCGTGCGGCGGCAGCGACCAGCCGCACCCTGCTGCGGGCCTTTGGCGGCCTGAACGAGACGTACAGCTGCACCGAGGCTGAGGCGGGCAGCAGCAAAAATTTCAGCAGCCGGGACTTTCCGGCGCTGAGCACCCGCATCCCCCGCCGCAGGCTGCGGAGCGTCGTGCAGATGAACGGCATCTACCACCTGAACGGCCTGCTGGTAGCGGCGGGGAAGAACCTCATCTACAACTCGGATGAGACCCCGCAGGAGGCCGAGTTTTTCTGGAACGCGGTGGCGAACAGCAAAAAGAAGATGGTGGGCATGGGCACCAAGGTCATCATCTTCCCGGACAAGATCGCCTTCGACACGCGGGACCGTTCGGTGACGAAGCTCGGCGCCGTGTGGGACAGCGGCGGTGCCGATGTGGTGCTGACCCCATGCGATGCGTCCGGCAAGACCTATACCGTTTCCGGCAAGGGCACAAAGGAGCCGGAAAATCCGGCGGACGGGCAGCTGTTCCTCAAGGTGAACAACATCCAGAAGCCGTACAGCAGCGAGAGCGTGCTGGAAGTCTACAACGAGGCTTCGGGCAACTGGTCGGCCATCGAGCTGAAGTGGTGCCGGATCGAGGCGGTCGGCATCGGGAAAGACTTTGCCGTCTGGGATACCGTGACGGTGAGCGGCGTGGAGGACGGCGATGACCTGCACTGGAAGGAGCTGAAAGGAGACCGCATCGTCACGGCGCGCGGCGACGACTGGGTGCAGGTGCAGGCCGAGCCGGGCGGCGATTATTTTTATGGGACCCTGACCAAGGGCCGGGAGATGCTCCGCTGGACCGGCATCGACGGCAAAGGCGCAACGATGGAAGGGAACACCGATGCCTTCCGGCTGGAACGCCGGGTGCCGGACCTGGACTATCTGACCGAGTGCGACAACCGGCTGTGGGGCTGCGCGCAGAATGAGAACGTCATCTACGGCTGCAAGCTGGGCGACCCCACCAACTGGTTCTCCTACCGCGGCATCGCGGAGGACAGCTATGCGGTCACGGTGGGCAGCGACGGGCCGTTTACCGGCGCGGCCACCTGCCTGGGGTCGGTGCTGTTCTTCAAAGAGAACGCCCTGCACAAGCTCTACGGCTCCAAGCCGTCGGATTTCCAGCTCAGTTCCCTGCGCTGCCGTGGGGTGGCCCGGAACGCGGCCAACAGCCTCTGCGTGCTGAACGAGACACTTTACTATCTCTCGCCGGACGGTGTGATGGCCTGGGATGGGAGCATCCCCACCAAGGTGTCCGAAAAACTGAACACGGCCCGGCTCTCCAACGTGCAGACGGCGGTGGGCGGTGCGCTGGATGGCCGCTATTACCTCTATCTGGCGCGGGACAGCGGCCGGGAAGGAGACGCGCTCGAAGAGCGGCTCCTCGTCTACGACACCGAGCGGGGACTCTGGCAGGAGGAAGACGGCTGCTCCTACGCCATGGCCAGCACCGGCGGGCAGCTCTACCTCTGGGATGGGCACGACATCTGGGCCGCCGACCCCAGCCGTGAACGGGACTGGAAGACCACCGAGGGCGTGGAGGAGACGGTGGACTTTGAACTCATCACGGGTGCGTTCGGGATGGACGAGGCCGAGGACCGGTATCTCTCCCGGCTGACGCTCCAGATGGATGCCGTATGTGCCAGCACCGTGGAGCTGGCGATCTGCTACGACGACGGCCCCTGGGAGAAGCTGGCAGAATGGGCCGTGGCCGGGAAACAGAAGCGGTTCGACCTGCACCTTGCGCCCCGCCGCTGCGGCATGTTCCGGCTGCGGCTGACCGGCAAAGGGCAGATCACCCTGCGCAGTCTGGCGCGCACCCTTGCGACGGCGCGGGGCAGACTGATGGAACAGGAGGCATGACAGG